GATCCTTTTTTTAATTTTGATGGTTTAGTTGTTACAGCAGTTTTTAATTTAGAACCAGGATTAGCTGCTCTATAAGATGCAACGCCTTTAGCATTTAATCCACCTGATGCAGATTTACCTTCTTTTCTTTGCCATGCTGCTGTTCTTGCCATTATACCAATCCTCCTGTGCTCATATTTTTTCTTGCAAATGTTTTTACATTAGTTGGTTTAGGGCCAGTGTTCGGGGCGGCACGTTTTCTGGCAACAGCACTCGCCTTTTGCGACTTTGTCATCCGAGTGGCTTTTGCAAGTGGGACGCATTTTGGATACTTCCTTTTGCTGCCCTTCGATCTCCCGCAAGGTTGATACTTGCCGTTCTTCTTCGGCGCTCCTATATCTACCCATTTTTCCTTCACCCATTTTCTTAAACCACCTGCCATTATTTTTTCTTTTTCTTTTTTCCGCCTGGTTTTATTTTACCAGAACAAACTGCTGATCCATACATATTAGCATATGCAGATGGATACACTTTAAATTTTCTTTTAGCTGCAGCTTTTCCTTTTGCGCAAAGTTTTGCCATTATTTTTTCTTTTTAGATTTTTTAACTCTTCCTCCTTTAGCCATAAATCCCATTTTGTTTCTAACCGCTTGAGGTAATTTTGCTAAACCTGGATTTTTCTTTTTATCTACTTTTTTCATTTTATCTCCTTTTTTTACTTTTGCCTGCTTCTGATAAAGCAATGGCGATTGCTTGTTTTCTACTTTTTACTTTTTTCTTTGACTTACCAATAGGTAGTTTTCCTTTTTTAAATTCTTTCATTACTTTTTTAATTTTATTTTCTGGTTTCATTATTTTCTTTTTATTAAATCTGTAGCTTTAAGTCCATACACACTTGCAATAACACCTACAAAAATTGTTTGATACCAAAAAGGCAGTTGTGAAAAATATTCGAAGAACAATTTCATTTTCTCCATCGCGCTTGGGTCATCTGAAAACACTGCCCAAGAAAGCATTACTATGGGTGCCGAGAGCAATAATAAAATGAATTCGTCTTTCCAGTCCGAATTTCTTGATTCTAATAATTTGCCTTGGTAAGCTTCCTCACCTCTAGCCATTCTTTCGGCATGACGCATTTGTGCATCCGCCATTAACATTTTTGTCTTCTGACGATTTTTAAATATGTGAGAGCCTGCTTGAGCGGCTAATTTAATAGCGCTGAACCACATAGTTTATTTCCAGGTTGCCTTTACAGGTTTTTTGTCAGCTAACATTCTTTTTGTTCCTCTAACATCAACTGTTTGAGAAGTGCTTGGGTCAGTTGCTTCAATAACTACTCCACCTTGTTTGTAGCCATCTTTATTTGTGCCCATTTGTTTCTCAATTTTTGGCGCTTTTATATAAGTTCCAGTTTTTTTCATAGTGTTCTCCTTATTAAATTAGATTATAGTTATTTTTTTGGAAAATTTCTACCAAAATCATTTATTTTACTCATATCAGACATTTGTTGTTTAGCAAGTGATACTCCAGCACGTAAATGAGCTAGTTCTTCGTTCTGTTCTAGCTTTTCATCGTGATGTGTGTCATTCATCATCGCTTTCATCTTGTCGATATTAATTTTTTCTTGTCCTTCTTGTTCTTTTCTTTGATTTTCTTGTGCTCGAAGGTCAATTTCTCTAGCTTTTAGTTTCAATAATGGATCTCCACCAAACTCACCACTGATTTTTTCTTCTTCTTCAGCATAATCAGCTTGCATTTCAGCAATTAGTTTTGCTTTTCTAGACTCAATAGTGTTTGTAATTTGTTGTAGTCTTTGTTGCATTTGCATTGTTTGAGGATTTTGTCCCATTCCTGCCATCATTGCAGGACTTTGTGCTCCCATAGCTTGCATTTGTTGTTGAATCATTTGTACTTCTTGTAATTCATCTACAAATTCTATTTGAACTTGCTCTTGAGCCATTAAACTTATGTGTTCTAAAATATTTTTTTGTAATGCAGCCATAATCGCAGGATTATTTTGTACCATATTAATTCTCATATAGTTTAAGTGAGCATCAATATGTGCTTTATGATCTTGTGCAGGAAACGCTTGGAATGGTTTCATACTCATTGCTAAAATATGTTCTAAAGCAGGATCCATTGGCATTGGTTGTGCTGGTGGAGGTAGAATAGAATTTATATTTTTAACACCTAAAGCTTCATACATAGATCTATAAGCTTGATATAGATTATGAATTTGTGGATTCGATTGTGCAAGTTGTAATTGTGATTGAGCTAAACTAATTCTTTGTGTTTGTGAAAATATATTAGGATCTGCAATCGGTAAAATATCTACCTTGTCATCAAAGTCTTGTACTTTAATTTCTCTAGATGCACCTGGTACATCATATGGATATACTGGTGGTAAATAAGTTTTAAATACTTCTGCTAATAATTTAAACTCTTGTTTTAAACCTACATATAATCTTTTATGAATAGCTGACATTACCCGCGATCCACGCTCCAATAACGCCACTGTAGTACCCACTGCAGCCTGTTGATTCATATCGCCCACTTGCATATCAGCGATGGCCGCGAATCGTTGTGCGCCTGAAACTACAATTCCCATTAATGATAATAAAGTTTGGTCGGGTCCTTTAAAAGGTAGTGTCATAAACTGATCTTTGATATTGCCTCCCGGAGCGTCGACATCTCTGAACTCACCAGGTTGTAAAGGTTGTGCATCATCTCTAATTCTTATACCTCTTGATTTAAATCCTGAAGGTAAATTTGATAAAGTACCTGCATCCAATAATTGTCTTAATGCAGTTGTTGCTGTTCTTGTTAAACCACCAATCATGTGAATTAAACCAAAGCCATAGAAACCTGTACCTGGTAAAAATTTAAACTGAACAAAATAATTCTTTTTCTTTTTTTGCGGATCGTCGGGATTATAATTTCTTCTAATAGATAAAATTTTAGAATTAGATTCTGCAATCGTAACTATGTATGGAAGTTTAATTCCAGTCGGCTCACCATCTTCTCCTACATCTTCATAACCTTCTATATCTAAATCAGTATGTATTTCATAAAGTGTATGTTGATCTTCACCATCTTTTTGTACACCTTCTAATTCTAGTTTTTTATCTTCTAATTGATCTTCTCTGCCTGTTGGTTCACCTAATTCTATATCTCTATAAAAACCATTGACCTGTTGTTTTCTTAATTCATTTTCAGAAATTTTAATAACATGCACAATTGCTTCTGCATCATCTAAAGAGTTTGCAGAGTAAGGTACAATTAAATCATCCGCAGGGACGAATTTAGATACCGCTCTACCTAAAAGATCGTCATAATAGACTTTCTTAAAGGTAGATCCGGAGAGGGGTAGATAGAAAAGCATTTGATCAAACTCTGGTTCATATTCTTTCATCTGATCCATGATTTGATAATTCATAAAGTCTTTAACTCTAGTTGCTTGATCTTGTTTTGCAGCAGTTGGGTCTCCTAAAATTTGAGCTCTTACTGGGCCATCTGCTGGTAATAATTCTTTGTAAGCTTGTGCTTGAAATTGTGTGACTGCTTCTGCAAGTACTGGGTGATTTACTCCTGCAGCATTTCTAAATGGTTCTGTTTTTCTTTCGTATTTAAATCCTAAAAGACTTAAACCATCTTTGTAACTATCTTCCCAGTCTGCTCTTGATTCTTTGTATTCAGTGTATTGATCATAAAGTTTATTTCCTAATGGATCTAAAACGCCATCATCTAAAAATTCTGCGAGGTTTGAAAAATGATCTTCACCACCTTCAGGTGTTGCAGCAGAAGGATCAAAAGAAACTTCAGCACCACCTTCATCATCCATTTCAATTTCTACTGGACCGCCTTCAGTTTCTACTTGTTCTACTTTTTCTTTAATCGCTTCTTCTATTTCAACTTCACCTGGAACTTCAACAGTTGTTTTTGAATTGGGTAAAGATTTATCTATATCAGCCATTCGACTATTCTATCCTTTATCTTTGATTGTTTCAACACCTACGTCTACAGTATCAGACGTTTTGCCACCTGTCAAACTTTGCATTAGTTCATTTAACATACGTGGATCTTGTTTTTTTCGTTCTTCTTCAACTGGTTCTGGATTAGCAGCAGACCATGCTAAAATATCAGCTTGAGTAGCTGGTTCATCATTTTCTTTTACAATCATTCCTAGTTCTGGGTTATATTTTAATTGCATTATTTTTTCTCCGAGAACATTGTAGCAAGTCCACCATCTGCAAAATAATTTTTACCAGCTCCTGGTGCACCATACATACTTATTAAAGTATTTTTATTAAAAACATTTGGATCAGTAAATTGACTAAAGAAAGGAGTAGT